TTGCCTAGGTCTGCGAAGCTGTCATTAGCGCCTTTAGTAGCCTTGGCGAGATTTTTGTACTCTCCCAGTATCTCTACATTTAGCACTAAGCTCATTTGCTTCTTCTCCTATGTACCTCAGTTGCAAAGGCTGAGTATTCTGTCCCTGTAAGCTTTCTATACTCACTAGGGCTAACACCTGTAGCTATGACGAACTCTGCCATTTTCTTAGCATGATCTTCAGCTACTTTTTTCCTTTTGGGTCTGTCGCTCCGAGCATTCCTAAGGCTTCCTTTTGAGTAACTCCCTCAGTATCCTCGAATTTGTAATTAGGGTTATCTTGCTTCACTGCTACATAGTAAAGAACTCTGAGCGCCCTGCCCTTAGGCTGACCATCTGCAAAGATTTCGTCTATGCTGCGACCTACTAGCAGCTCTATTTCTTCGACTTGCCCTAATGTCATTTCATCGAAATTCATCATCTGTGCTTCCTTAGAGTTTCGTTTTAGCGGTTTCTGTTTTGATTAGCTTTTCCATTTGAGAAAAGTAGTTTTCATAGATTTCTGTTCTAGTGTACCCGAGCGCCCTAACAAAGAATGGCTGCGGTCTTATGTGTCTTTTAAACCAGCCCCAGTGGATAGGATTGGCATAAGGAACGCCTGAGCTAGAACTTCTGTTGTTACCTGCCTTGACCGTAATCTTGCCCCGAGCTGTAGCTCCAACTCTAATGCTGTTACGCAAAGCGCCTGTTCTAACCGGGACTAGTCCTCGCGCCTCATTAGCTACAAGTTCACCGGACTCTTTTCCAGCGTCTTTTATAGCGTCTTTAGGCACTCCAATAGCATCTAAGGCTTTGTTTATCTCCCTTAGATTTTTGACTTTTACGCCCGGTTGAACAGCCATAATTAAGCGGTTACTACCGATACCCCAAAGTACTGATCTGCATCTGCATCGTTAGGAGTGGTAACAACTCTAAGGGTCACTGAGAAGGTTGAAGTCTCGTTAGAGTTTAGGCTTAGCGGAGGGATTTCGTTGAACTTGACCACGCCTGAATAGTGTGGCTCTGAGGTGCTAGGTGCTGAGTTTCCATTAGGAGCGATCACGAAAGTTGCAGTAGTTCCAAAGTTAGCCCAAAGAACACGATACAAAGAATCCGCGTCTCCTGAGGTAACACCTTCTAGGGCTAATGCCCATTCTCCGCCTACACGCTGTTCGCAGAAGGTCTGAACATCTCCGGGAGCATCTCCCAGGGTTAGCTCTACCATAGTGGCAGCGCAGGCGTACTCAACATCTGCAATAAGAAACTTAATGTTCTCTGCGATGATTCTTGTGTTAGTCATTTCATGACCTTTCTAAATAGTGATTTCTAGCTCGAGTGAGATGTTTGCCGATAGGTACTCGGCGTTGTTGGTTTGTAAGTTGTACGGTTCGTTTACTCGAATCACTCGAGCGTATCTAGGCATAGCACTCAGCACGTTATGGATCGCCTGATCTAGATTTTCAGTTGCCTTTTTATTAGTGGCGGTTGTAGCTATGACCACTAGCTCTAGATTTAGGTCGTACTGAGTGCCTAAAGTGCTAGGTGTGAGGTAAGGGCTAGCAGAACTCATAATCACTATTGGCGGCGTTATACGCTCCGGTACATAATCAAGAACTCTAATCCCGGCTTCCTCTAGGTCAAGCTTTAGCTCTGCCTTGGAAATAGTAATTTCGTTAGTCATACTGCGAAACCAACATAAGGAAGTAGCAACGGATAGACAGCTCCCATAGGGTCTTTAGCGACTCTGACGGGTGTTCCATCTAAGCTAGCGAATTGCGCCACTCCATTAGGCGCTGAACGCCTGTGAAATAGCTCTGAGGAACAGATAAGCGTTGCCTGCCTGTGTATCTGATCTGGAACAACGGTAATCACTCCGACATAGTTTCCAACCTGAGCAGTGCCAGAATCTAGACAAGATTGTATAAAACTACCTGTTTCGTCTGTCCCTACATAGGCTTGAAGTTCTGCCAGTGTGACTACCGTTGTCATTCAAATTTCCTTACTCTACGATGTCTAGTTCTACGATTGCCCCGGCGAATGGTGTAGTAATCGCCATGTAACCGTAGACACTTACTGAATCCGTAAGGGTTGTGATGTCACCATCGGTTAGACGTACTGGAGCGCCTGCAGACTCGAAAGACTGGATAGCGCGGCTGTTAGCCATGTAGACCTTGTTAGCGGTCATAGCTGGATCTACGATTACTGGCATTCCTAGAAGATTGCCCGATAGTCCAGGGAGGTTAGCAGTTCCAACGTTGTTAATTCCCTGACCGTCTTGCAGAACTACTGGCCTGCCGTCAGAACCTACAATAGTCATTAGGAACTTGTAGCCCTCAGTGGAGGTAACAATAGCTTCAGGTCGTAGACCAGTTTCCTCGAAGATCTTAGAAGCGCCATCAGTAATACCACCGATTAGTGCCGCTAGGGTTCCTGCCGAGATGTCGAACACCTTACCAGTCATGTCTACCGCTTCAACATGAGAAACAAACGCAGCGTTAGAAGCGTTTGCATAAGCAATAGTTAGCGCCTGAAATACCGTGTTTAGGTAATCAACTGTTGATCGCTCTATTGTCTGCTTAGAAAAGCTTGTGTAGCCTCCGTAAGTCTTTACTGCTGCCGAGGTGTTAGCAATTGTCAAGTTACCAAAAGCTAGTTCGTCATTCTCTGGGTCTTGCTCTGCAACTGAAATTGTGTTAGCAGTTACGGAAGCATACTCTACGCTAAGGCCAGAGGCGGGAAGTGCTGCTCTAGAAAAAGCAGAAAGTGCCGGGCGATTGTCATCGATTAGGTTGTTGATCTGACCAACAAAAGCGGCGGTTGTTACGGTGTTGGCACTAGTGGAAGCTGCGCGAGCAAGCTCGATAGCTCCGGCGTCACCGATTAGGAGTTTCTTAGCAAACTCTCCTTGTGAGCGGATTTCTGAGCCTGCTACCTTAGGGGTTGATGCTGTAAGTCCTGCTTCGACTACCCGGCGCAATTCAGCCATTTCGTCTTGCACAGAACGAACGTCTAGTTCAATGTTTTCTGACATAGATTTTCTTTCTTCTGTTTGGGTTTCGATAGCCTCAGAATCTTTCTGATCTTCTCTAACCTCGGTTATGTTTGCACCAGCGAAAGCCGGAAACGGAACTACTGAAACCTCTTTTAGGTCTACTAGTGTCCGAGTAATCAGTGAGCCATCTCTATCTTGTTCGATAGGCATGAAGCCCACTGAGAATTTATTTAGTACGCCATCACGCATAAGGGTAAGGACTTCTTCGCCTCTAGCGGTGTTGCTAACCTTTGCAGTGATCTTATAGCCTGCTTCTGTTTCTCTGCCTGAGATAACTTTTCCAATAGGCTCATCGTGCCCGTAAAAAAGCTTTACATCTTCCACCGAGTCAATAGCGCCAGGAGCGAAACGCTCAGTTATGCCGCCTCCGATGTCTGCTTCCTGATTATAAGGAACAGCTAGCCCAGTGATAGTTCTTTCCTGAGCTTCGTCTAGATTTAGGTCTGCTTCTCTGATTTCAATTTCAGGCATTTAGTCCTTCTCTTTCTCTGACTTCTTCTGCTGTAAGAATCCCGGCAGCTATAGCGGTTGAATAGTAGTTATAACGTGTGGCAACGTCGGCGCGGAATAGGTGCTGATAGTCAAACTCGACCCTAGTGCCGCGAGGTAAGCAGTTACTTAGGGCGTCTGTTATTGCGTCGGTGTAGCCCATTAGTGTGTGGCGAAAAAAGATAGCATTCTCGTCTTGCAAGTTTGAATAAGTGTCCGAGCCGCCCGGCACTGTAGACAAAAGCAGCCTGGAAGGAATGCCAAATAGTCGAGCTATGTTTACTGTCGATTGCTCCACTGTGTCGGTGAATAGCGCCTCACGCGGAGATAAAGAAATTGCCTGATAGTCAAACCCGTTACCTAGAACAGCGATTTGTCTGTTCTGCTGCTTGTTGTGCCAATTATCGGTAATCGTGTCTGCCTGATCTTTGTTTACCTGCTGCCCGGTCTTCAGGATACCTGTCGGCACTCCTGCTTGGTTGAACCAGTTCTTTGCATAGTCGCGTAGGTCTAGCGCCGCCGAAATGTCTTTTCGACATGAGTAGATAGGGCTAACGCCTCGGAGATCGCCGGACTTGCTAAAAAGCTTTAGCTGCTCCATTTCGTTTGCGCTATAGCTAACTCCTTCGTAGCTGTAGTAAACACCCTGGGCTAAATCCTGATCGTTTACATAAGCGACAGATACCGCAGAAGCCGGAAGAAGGGTAAGGCTGTTTACTTGTCCGTTTGAAGAAAAGCTTTTGTGCCAGAAGGCATTACCCTCTAAGGCTAGTGATGTCACTGTTTGAAATAGAAAATCGCGCCTGTTGCTATTTATGTCCGGCTTATTAACTAGCACCGGGCTTTCAATTCTGAAATCCATTCCAGTTGCATAGCGATAAGTCTCGATTGGCATTTTAGAGATTGGAGTGGCTATGATCTGCACTGAGCGATAAACTGCCGTAAGGCTTAGGGCTGTATCTGCTGTAACCGTTGCATCTGAGCGCGTTGGGATAGTGGGCTGTTTAGCGCGCTTTTGCATAGGCGCGTTTGTGATTCTTTGCCATAGTGTTGCCATGCACCTATCCTAATTACATTAGTGTAATTTAGAATACACCGATTTGGGCGTGTTGGGCGCGCGAACTTACATACAAAGCGAAAATAGTCGCGAGTAAAGCATCTATCTCTCCGAGTGATTCTTTTCTAGAGATAAGCCAATTCTCTCCGGTGTACTTAGTCACTCCGTTAGGCGATTGCATAATTAGCAACGGATCATTATTGTGTGTCACCATCTCGGTCGAAAATAGTGCGTACACTGCCGAGCAAGCTGCCGTTACTTCCTTAGTCCAAAGTTGCCAAGTTGGAATGCCTACGGACTTTAGCCGCTTGCCAATGTTAGTTAGCTGTCTATCATCTAGCGCAATTGCTCGGGGCGCGTGTTCTGCGAATAGCTCCGTTAGGCGCGTAAAGATTTGGTCTTCAGTTGGGTTTACAAAAGTCTGGACTAACTCCGTCTGCTGCTTGCCGTCTTTAGAGTTTGCAACTGCGATAGTAGCGTGTTCCCAGTTGCGACTAACATCTACTGCGAATACTGCACCCTTCATAACCTCGACACCTTGACCGCCTGCTTTTCTAAACACTGCGCTAGGCAACCAACTAGCAGCAGAACCGCTAATGAATTGATTTAGCCTGTAGCGTCTGGCTTCGTGTTCTGGCAAAGTCTGCAAGTCGCTAATTACCTGAGCTAGTGGAATCCGCCCGGCTGCCACTGATGGATTAGCTGCAAAGATTGCCTCTGGATCTGTCACTGGGGCATTCTCTTTAGCTTCCCAAAGAAAGAAACCGAAACGCTCTAGCTCGGGGTCACCTGAAGCTGCTTTCCTGCCGGACTTGTATAGGTCGATTAGGGTTTCTGAGTTCTGATCGCCTGCCGTAGTTATGCCTAGCACTAAACCATCTCTGCGCTGAGACGTGCCGAACACTGCCGCGCTCCACATTCCGACCTTAGCCAGGTGTAGTTCGTCGAATAGACAAAGCGATATTGGGATACCCTGAAGGGCTGATTCTTTAGCGGCTTTTACGTCGTATCTACCGCTGCCGTCTGCTGTGACGATGCCGCGCATCTCAGTAGCTTTCTTAAACCGCTTAGAGAGAAATTTATTGTTCTGGATTACAAACAAAACTCGAGAATAAATAATGCGCGCCTGATCCGAGGAACTGGCAAGCGATAGCACTTGAGCGCCGGAAGGCTGATGCACGAGAAGACCGTAAAGCCCCAAGATAGCCGCGAGTAAACTCTTGCCGTTTTGCCTTCCCAAACTTACTACCGCTTGCCTGTATCTAAGTCTGCCTGCAAGATCGGGATTTGGGTGTGTGTCTGGGTATCTTTCTAGAAGATGTCGTAGTAGCCACTTCTGCCATTCGTCTAGCTCTAGTCCGTCTGGACTCTCGGGAGCTTTCCAAGCTATCGTTGCTAGCTCTATAAGCAAGTCACCATCTGTAATAAAGTCTTCAGATAGCGGCTTAGTGTAGCTAGCTGGAAGTTGAAGCATTAGTGCCACTCTCGGGAATTGCACCCTTGATACCTCAACCCCGGAGGGTTAGGAGCGTCTTCTAGACGTGGCGTGGTCATTACCTAGTTAGCAGCTTCTCTAGTGGGTCTAATTCATGCCTGTTGGCGTTGATCTGTGATTGCAGTTCCAAGATTGTTTTGCGTAGCTCCGCTGCTGTCGAGGTGTGTCCGGTTTCGTCGAAGGAAGCGGCTAGACGTAATGCCATTTCGGAGATTACTTTTTGTTCAATGGTCAATGTAAGGCTATCTAACCACTTGCTAAGTGTTTCGTGAATCATGCGGTTTACCTCCTCGGATAATCTAGCTATTCTGTCTTAACTTGTGGAGAAGCGTGGGATTGGCGCGCGGCTGTCGAAAAAAGCCCCTGCCCTGTAGCCCCTCTGTGAGGCCTCTGTAGACCCCCCTTTTGACCCCCTTTGACCCCCCTTTTGGGGGACAAGATACGCCCCTGCCCTGCCCCTGCCTACCATCTGCTGTTCTTCCAGGCTGCTCTCACTGCTGTCTTATCAGACTTGCGCCCGTTGCATACCCGGCATAAAGATTGAAGGTTGGCTATGTCGTGGTTAGGGTCACCCGTTACGGAGGGGGGGCGTATGTGATCTATAGTCCAGTCACCCCCCGTTAGTTCTGCACCGCAGATAACACACTCAGGGTCTAGGACTGTCTTCGCATAGGCGCGCGCTTTGTTCCACTCTTTCGAGTTGTGCCAATCCGCCATGTTCTTTCCTTAGTCCAGCATCTCTTACATGGTACTACTTCATTACCTCGAGTTGTGTGAGGGGTATCGCAGATAGGGCATTTCATGAGTCTCTAAGCCCTTGATAAACCACTACTGTCAAGTAGCTGAATGTAGCTCCTAGCAGAATCATGGTTAGCCAGGGTACATAGGTTGTTATTAGTGTCGCTAGTAGATTTACCCCGACTAGGAAGAATGCCAGTATGACCATGCCTGCTGCTGTTTTCATAAGCGTTTGCGCTTTCTGTGTGAGCGTTGTCTTATACATAGGTTAGTTGTCTTTCTTATAGTTCGCTGAATGTAATTAGTGCGCCTTGATCTGCCTCACAGCCTGCCCATACCTTATTAGCTAAGATTTGGCAGATTTGAGAATCGTCTGAGAGTAGCCCGGCGTTGTCTGCTGAATCGCCTACCGCCCTTATGAGCTTATCGAGATCTGGCTTTTGCGAAGGGTAATCTTTTGTGTTGGTCTTAGCTCTGGGCATGAAGAAAATGACCTCTAGACAAACTGCGCCAGTAAGTGGCTGACATGAGCTATTAGCTGCCTCGAGTACTTCAGTTAGTGTTTTGCGCCATGCCGGGAGCTTTTTATTGCTCTCGACTATGACCGCGCGCTTGCCAATTACAAACGCATTCTTTGAACCCTGTGGCTGGGGTATGCCCGGTACAAAGACCTGAATCATCTTAGAGTCTGTCTATCAGCACGATAAGAAAGAAGAAGAAGCAAACGCTTATAATACCTACCCCTACGCCTGCCAAGAATACGATGCCGGTTAGTGGTTGCCTATTTTTTCTAGTCATGATCTCTGACCTTTTTTCTTTAGTCATCGAGTGCCTCGTTGATTAGCGTTATAAGCTCCGCTTCGCTAATTTTGTGAGTTCTGTTTGATGCTCCGTCAAATAGTCGAAAGTAGTCGTAAACAGCTTTGTAAATTGCTTCTGCTTGCGTTTTTTCAGTCTGCATCTTGACCCTCTAAGATTGCGTCTTCTATTTCCTTAGCAAGGAATGGATAGTTGAGTGTCTCTAGAATGTCGCGAGTGTCTGCTAGGTCTTTGATTACCTTTATGATGCGCTTGCGCTCTAGCTCCACCCCGGCTTCATAGCCTTTTGTGAAATAGAGTTTGTTTTCTAGTTCGCTCATGTCCGAAATCATTAGAACGGCGCATTCTCGAAGCCTGAAACCTGCGCCATAGTAGCGCCCTGCTGTGTCTTGCTTCTTGCCTGAACTAGCTGTGCAGTTTGCAAGTGATGTTCAACTACGGTCTTTTCAACGTCTGAATCTTTAGGCGTGTATTTCCCTATCTTCGTCGATAGCTCTCCGGTTAGCTCTATCCAGTCACCTTCTTGAAGATGCTCTGCTTGCGAGAAGTCGAACCAACATGTCCAAAGTCTTGAGAAGGGCTTTGTATAGCCTGGAACATCGTAGTTTTCCCAAACTGAGATCCTTCTGCCTTCCCAGCCAATTAGGTTTACGTCTCCTGTGATTGTGATCTGTGGCATTTCATTCCCTTTTCTGTGATGAGTAATTTCTTGCTATATATAAACATAATGCTTATGTATAGTTATTAAGTTAAATGTCTATATATAGAACCTTTAATAATGCTTATATATATATCTATATATAGAAGATGTATCTTATTTTAATTTTTCTAATCTGTCGATGCAGATTTCTATCGTTTCAGCTAGATCTGTATCGGTCAAAAGTATCTTTTTCCTGAAATCCCAAAGTTCAAAAGTCAGTTGTTTTCTCATGTCTTCGCGACCATGACCATAGCCCTTTTTGTATCCCGTTAGCCAAGTCCGTTCTGTGAACTCTTTCCAGTCTGTTTCCTGATCCATGATTCCCCTGTCTGTCAGATAGAATTATGATCCGGGGGCATAGCTATCTGTGGGCTATGTCCCCTTCGCTTTCACTTTGTATCTACTGCCTTAGCCATGTCTGTAACCTGATCTAGGAATCGCTTGGGCATTCCATGTAACTTAGCGTCGCTGTATAGCTCTCTAAGCCCTTCAACATCACTACTTAGGGCTAGGACACTTGCGCGACCCTCAAACCCCTTTAGAGATACCGCCAAAGCCTCCTGTGAGGCTGCCTGCATTTCCTCCGCGCTAGGTCTGACGCTGTGACCGTCTTTCTTGCTAGAAAAGCCGAGCGTTGATAAAGCCCTACCGATTGCGCTAGTGCTGCAATTCTCGATAAAGCTAGTTTTGTTTATTGGGCTTGAGTTTCTAGTCTCCTGGGCAAAGTCAATAGCTGCTGCTCTCATGTCTTCCCGGTCAGTGTAGACACTTGCCATAATCACTATCTCGGTCTCGTTGATTAGCTTTATCTCGGTGTGTATTCTGCCGTTTGGGTGCTTCTCCCAGAACTTAGCTATTCGGTCTGCTACTGGTTCATAGTTGTCCATGAATCCCATTTTTACCCTCCTGTGATTTTGAGATAAGGCGCGCCGCCAGATCTGCTTTGTAACATTACAACGTTCTCGCCGTCTACATAGCCGTATTTAGCGCCCTTCATGCTGCTTTGAATGACCGACTTTCTAAGTGTTGCCTGCTGCTTCCAGAACTTTTCCTGCTCTAGTGCTGATTGCAGAAGTCGGTATTCCTCGCCGTCTATCTCGGTTTCTGTGTCTTCTATGTCGGGGTGCAGAATCCTAATTGCGCTATAAGTCGAATCGCTGCCTTCTATGTCTGGCTGCTCTCCTGTCCTCACAAGCTCTAGGAAGCTCTCTGCCGCCCTCATAAGTGCCTCCGCCTCTATCGGGTCATACTCCACCGTAAACTCTCTGTATTCGCCTCCTGCGACTGCACAAAGTACACCGGGACTATGCAAGCCTGTCACGATCATGTACCAAAGAACCTGAAGCCTGTAATGCTCCGGCAAAATAGGCATAGCGTTTCTAGAGAATTTGATTTCAAGAATGTACAACCTGCCATCTTCATCTTCTATAACGCCGTCGGGGTTAGCGTGAAATGAGGGGTTCTTCTGTGACTCGTAGGTGTAATCTCCGGTATGAACTATGAGATGTGGGTGCATGTCACCGAATAGCCGGACTATTGCAGGCTCGAAGTAGTTGCCTAGCTTCATAGCCATTGTGCCTTCTGTAGGCAATAGCAAGCCTGACTTCTGCGCCCATAAGTACACCGCGCTAGTCCAGGGAGATTTATTCATTATCGGAGCTATGTCGCTGCCGCCGATTGCGTGAGATCTCTGAGCATGCCACTCAGGAGATCCTGCCGGGTGTGTGCCGATTAGAGTGCCGCCTAGTTTGGCAATTGTCTTATTCACTGTGATCATGTTTTGGAGCATAGCAAAGCAGCGCGACATAATTGCAGTTATTGTTTAGGCATGAACTCAGAACAAGCTCTCACTGCACTAGCAGAAGGCATAAAAAAGACCGGGGCAACTGCCTGCCAGACTTCTGACCCTGATGCTTGGTTTCCAGAAGGAGGCGTTATGAATACAAACCTAAGATCTGCTATTAGCCTATGTAAGATCTGCCCGGTTAGGTCGCTGTGTCTAGAGTTTGCTCTAGTGAATGATGAGAAGCATGGTATCTGGGGTGGCGTGAACACTAGGCAGCGCGCTAGATTGCGAAACGCTCGAGGCTAAAAAGTTAAACGCCTGGAATGTGTGGAGGCTCTATTCCCTCGGTTACGTCTTCGTATTCTTCAGGGTTGTTTACCTCAGTGTTCTTTACTGCCATCACTGAAGCAAAGAAAGCTAAAGCCGCTGCGACGCTGCTAAGTATTTGCTGCGATTGCTCTCCGGTAACTATCCCGGCGATTACCAGAAGCGGCACTAATCCGGCTACTGCTGCGTAAATTGCTTTTCTAATCTGGGGGTTGAATCTCATTTTGCGTACCTTTCCAATAGGGCTAGTGGGTCGAATGTTTTACCGTAGAAGATGTGCTTAGCAGTGTCTCCATAGGTGAGATGAAGATGGCTACCGCGTGATGCGCTCCCAGTATTCCCAACTGCTGCGAACCACTTATTGCCTTCCCAGATTTTAGTACCTACCTTGTGCTTGCTCTTTACCTTCAAGTGAGCAAAGCCTAGATACATAGGCATCTGTTTGCCCTCATGCCAAAAGCGTAGGACTAAGCAGTGACCTAGAACATCGCTCCAAGTGTTTACTACTATTGTGCCTGTTTCCGGTGCTGTGATCCAAGCGCCTGTCGCTGCGCCAAAATCTAGTCCCCTATGTGGGGTACTCCTGTTCTCTGTAGCGCCATAGAGTGCTGTAATGCTTGCTTTAGGAAGTGGGTATCTCATAAAGCAACCTGAGAAACAACCGTCACAGCTAGAGCAGTTAGGGCAGCAGAAGCGAAAGCAGTAACCCAGGCTGTTTGCCAGCGAGCCTTTTCTAGCTCTCTGATTCTGTCCTCGTGATCTTGAAGCATCTTGAACCCGGCTTTTACGTCTGCCATGTCACCTACTAGCTTTAGTAGTAACTGCTGCTGTGTGCTGCTTCTAGGTATCTGCTCAGACATTAGATTGTTTCATCTATGTATGGGACTAGTATTCTGCCGTCTTCTCCAAGATAAGCTTCATGGTCTATACCCTGTACAAACTCCAAAGCCTTAGCCTGTGTAAGTTTTTTGAATGACCAGGCGCTTAGTGACGTGGGCGTTCCGGTAAAGTATCCCAGAATTTCTGCGCCCTGAGTTACATCACCATTAGCATAAGATCCTTCAGCAGTTCCGCCCTGTAGAGTTATTGAGTCTTCTGGCCCAGTTCCGTAATCAGGATTAGTAAAGTTTAGTTTCCAAGTTGCATACTTCATAGACCTAGCTCTTTCTTTGATTGCGCTACTTCCTCAATAAAGTTTTGCAAAACTCCGGCTTGTTCCATAGCTTCTATGTGTGCTGCGTTCACGCTTGAACCCCCCATAAGCATCGCCTTAGCGTTTCCAGTTAATCGGGCGTTCCAATAGTCAGGCTGAGCGGCTTCTATTTCTGCCCTAGTGAACTTAGTTTCAAAGCTTTCAAAGATTGCTACTAAATCTTTTAGTTCACGCTCTGCGCCTATCATGGCTAAACGTGTCTGCCTAAGTCCTATCTCAGTTTCTTGAGCCTTGAGTTCTTTCATTTCATCTTTTGCTTCTCGTAGTCGGATAATTTTTAGATCCGCTTTTTTGACTGCAATTTCAGCGACCTGAAACTTGTAAATCATGTCTTGCAACTCTAGGCAAGTTTGGTAATACTGCATTTCAGGCGTTGCGTGTGAGCCTGTGACAAATCGCTCCAACTGAAAGCGTGACCGAGGCTGTTGCACCTCTGCGATTGCCGCTTCTATTTTTTCATACATTAGAGTGCCTCATCTTGAAAGCCTCCGCCAAGATTTGCTCTACCGCTAGATAGTCCAGTCCCTAGAGTGCTGCGTGAATCGTTAGAAAAATTGAACTTATCAGTTGTTGCGACAAAGCTTGATCCAGTGTATCCACCTGCTACATAACCTGCTGTTCCTGTGTTTGATGTTCCATTTGAAAAACCCCTAGAGCTAGAAAGCCCTGTTCCTAGAGTAGTTCTTGAGTCAGAAGGGAACGCAAACTTATTAACAGTGGTTTTGTATGTAGACCCAGCAGTGGTGTTTCCACCTGCTACATAACCTGCAACGCCTGAGTTTGACATTCCACTACCTGCCCTAGTGTTTGCGGATAGCCCAGTCGCTAAAGTGCTTCTTGAATCATTAGAAAAATTAAACTTATCTACTGTGGTATAATAGCCGCCACCTGCCGCATAACCTGCAACTCCTGAGTTAGACATTCCGGCTAAATTACTTCTACCGCTAGAAAGCCCTGTGCCTAAAGTGGTTCGTGAATCGTTAGAAAAAGCGAATTTGTCTACTGTCGACTCATTACTTCCACCTGCTATATAACCTGCGACTCCTGAATTTGACATTCCAGCAGCAGAATTGCGAGAAGATGATATTTCCGCAGTTAGCGTGCTACGTGCATCAGAAGGGAAAGCAAACTTATCGACCCCGGAACCAGCATTACCTAGAGCTACATAACCTGCAACACCTGAATTTGACATACCGGCCATATTACCGGCGTTTGCGGATAGCCCAGTCGCTAGAGTGCTTCTTGAATCATCAGAGAATGAAAATTTGTCAACCGTTGAAACATAAGAACTACCATTATAGCCGCCGGGTGCATAGCCAGCCACGCTAACACCACCGCCACCACTAGCCGCAAGTATTCCGAATAAAATCATGCGAGATCGCCAACTAGGTAATAGCTGTTTGTCGCTTTCTTTGTAATGCTTGCTCCTGCAAACTGTCCGCCTGTGTCTAACGCGTCATCTTTAGAGTTAAGCGTAACCCCTGCACCTGCTGCAAAGGTAATAGCACCTGCCGCGTTTTGAATAAAGTTTATTGTCTCGCCGATTGCAAGTTCGTCATCTACTGTGATCGTGATTGCAGCGGTTGCATAGATAAAGCTGTTAGCGTCTCCGGCAACTATCGCCCTAGAAGTTCCCTGCTCGCTAACTGTAGGCGTGGGGTCTGGGAATACTATCGCGTTACCCCAGGCCGAACCATCGTATTTTGTTAGCAAGCTAGTGCCTGTTAGGTAAGCGAACTGACCATTCACCGGGCTAGTGATTGCTGCATCTCGTGCGCCGCTACTTGCAAAGACCGCGATAACCTGCTGCATTAGGTTATTGTTTATGTCTGAGGCCGGGAGCGTGTTGCCGTTAGCGAATACTTTATAGCTCATTTTATGCTTCTTTCCATAGGTCTAGTGTAGTTAGCCAAGTGTCTGAGTCGATGAAGTGACTCACTTTTACCATAGTATAATAATCTAGAATCTCTAACGTGTCCTGAGTGAAGTCCACGCCTATTAGTGTGCCTGGAAGCAGAAAAGCCGCTTCAGTCAAATTGCCTTGTCTGTCTAGTGTTAGCGTTTCTATGTTTTGAACTAAGTCAGTAGGCGATTGGTTGAACACCGAGCTAGCCCATCGGTCTAGTTCTTGAACACTTGTAGTGTTTAGACTTACGTCTTTTGCGTAAGTTCCATAAAGTGAAATCGAATCTGAATTTTCCTGCAAGACAAACGTGTCCGGGTCAGAAGCAAGCTCGACCCTTAGAGAATTGAAAACTTCATCACTGCTAGCTAGTGTGCTTATGTTGGTCATACATAAGTGATTTAGGGTGTCGTGATTATTCCCAATTGTATAAATCGTTTCCTGACCTGATCCCAAAACATCTATTCCGCCTAGTAGTGATTCATCTATCCTGAAGTAGTTTGCGCCCACTGGGAAGTCTGGAAGGGTGTTTGGGTCTGGGCGCGGTACGAATACAAACTCCTGAGTTGCAGCGTCTATCCAAAACAGCCCTAGCCCTACTTGTATCGCTTCTAGAATCAGATTAGACGGTATTACCTGTGTCAGGGTTTCTGAGGGAATGCGACCTGCTGCTACTTTGCTTAGGTTGCTTATGCTGCTGCCAAATTCGTTAGCAATTATCTCTAGTTGCTCTAGTGGCGATACATAGCCATCTGGGTTTGAGCTATCAAAGCCAGCTATTCGAGTGTTGAGAAGCTGCTTCATAGAATCAAAAGCAATAACTTGCAGAAGATTTTTACCGTCTATTGTGTAAGTGCCGCCGATGCTATCAACAATGCCACTCCAGATAATCTTATCTATTTCGCCTTTTACTAGCTTTATTCTTACTGGAACACCTGGGCGAAATGAAGTGTTTTGGGAAGGGTCGTAATCGTAGGTTTGCAGGGTAAGGCGCGCTCCTGCAGGTTGAGGCTGGAAGTAAAGCTGATCTTGTATTTGTCCGCCGTTTTCTAGGTTTGCCCTAGCTACTGTGCAGGAAAGATTTTGCCAAGTAAAGCTATTAGTGCCTCCACCGTCTAGGACGTTTTCGCCGCCTAGCAAGCTCTGATCAATAATAAAAGTATTGCCGCCTGATAGTACTCGCGAGCTGCCTAGTGTGCTAATGCCAATAATGAAAGCATTCTCTGAGCTGTCCGGCAGAAAGAACTCGACCTTGAGATCGTTAGCTATGTCGAAGTTATCTATTGTAGTCATCGGAGAAGGTTTCTGCTGCCCTGGGTTTTGAGTGTGTTGTTTATCTCGTTGATGATCTGCTGACCGTCTACGTTAGCCCGGTTTATGTTGATAGTAATTGCGTTGCCGAATTGATCGAACCTGCCGCGACCTTGAGAGATGCTTCCCTGCCTAGCGAACTCTCCGCCGCCTGCTTGCATGTCTGGCGCGAACTTGATTTGGTCTGCTGCTTGGGTTGCCTTATTACGCGCTCCAAGTAGCTGCTGAATGCCCGCAAGCTTCTGCCCGGTGTTGCTTTTATAGCGAGCATCTGGGCCGCCTAGTAGTAGGTCTAACCCCTCGAAGGTTTCTTGAGCAAAAACGCTTAGGAAAGTTAGCGCCTTGATTGCCTGGACTACTCCATCACCTAACCAGTTAAAGATTTGATCTGAGGTTACTTTACCGGAAGCTATGCCAAAGGTCTGCGCGAATACATCTATAGCATCACCTATGTACTTCATTTGTAATTGTGCTTCGCCTGCCGGGTCTATGATTGCAGCCCAAAAGTCTTGCACTGCCGGGATAACTGTTTCGAGAATAAACCCTTGAAAGTCCTGCATTATAGGCATGAACTTTTCGCCAATTTCTGCGCGTGTGTTTTCTATTTCTGCCTTTAGTATGCGCTGCTGATTAGCTAGCCCGTCTGAGGTGTTTGCAAAGTCTCCGGTAACTCCTGAGGTTTCTTGCATTAGCAAGCTATAACGCGCTGTGACCTTCTCTGCCTCGGTCATCTCAGTTGTGCCGTCTGTGATTCCCTTTTCTAAGGCGTGTGCCTCTACTGCTGTCGCGCTTAGGTCTATGCCGTACATTCTTAGCGGTTCTGATTGCCCTGCTAGTCCAGACTGAAATTTAGCTAGTG